CTGCCCTGCCGACAGCACGCCGTCGATGTAGGGGGTATAGGTTGGCAACAGCTGCGCCTTGAGTAGCCCTTTTGCCTTTTCCGACTGCACGTTTTTAAGGCGCAGGTGGTCTTGCTGGAGTTTGGCGAGGTGCCGCTCATAGACGGTGGCGTTAGCCATGGTTTGGGTCGGTGCAGCGGCAGCGGCCGCGATGGCGGCGCGCTTACGCTGTTGAACCCGTTGTGCTGGAGATAGACCCACGGGTTATACCTCGACGATGTTTTCGACCAGGGCGACTTTGGTCAGATCTTCAATGACGTAGGCGTCATTGGAAGACTGATAGTCAGCCACGCGGTTGTACTCGGGCTCGTCCTTGATGTGACGGCGGCGGCCACCTTCCTGCCAGTAGATCGACAGGTTATTCAGCGAGGTGACCAGCACGGTGCCGTCAGGGAAGTACGGCGCATCGTAGAGCGGCAAGCCGCCCAGGCGGGCTTTGGTGACGATCTCGTCTGCGGCCAGCTCTTCCTGGTTGGACGCTGCGCCCTTCTCGACCGCCTTCAACAGCTTGCTGCTCATGAGGTTGCGAGAAACGATAGCCACCAGATCCGGCGCGTTCTTGTGCTGCTCGGCCAGCAGGTTTTTGGCATCGGTGACCAGACCGTCCAGGGTCTTGTAGTCGCCGGCGGCGCCGATGGTGACCTGGCCGGATGCGTCGACCACTTCGTCGATCACGCGGTCAGGTGCGTTCAGGCGGATTTTCTGCAGCCAGCCGATGTTCACGTCTTCGCCGAGCGGGTTGGTCGCCGCGTCGGTTTCCACTTCGGCGGTGATCCCGTTAAACCCGACCATGATGCGGTCAAGGCCTTGGCGGTGTGCAATGGCGTTGGTCAAGCGCACCTGGAAATCATCGAACTTGGCCCACTGATCCAGCAGCTGATAGGCGAAGGCCGCGTCAAACTCGGTGAGTTTGCAAACGTAGGTGTCTTTGGTCAGCGCGTGGCGGTCTTTCGGCTGCCGACGATTGCCCCCGCCAGTGTTGGTGCGGCTGGCCAGCGGGCCGTTGACATCCAGCAGCAGCGATTCACCGCTCTGATCGTCAACGCCGATGACGTTGATCATCTGCAGCATGGAGTTGGACTCCTGAATGGCTGTTTCCAGCTTCTGCTGCACGGTCGGCTCTACGTTGAATTTGTGCACTGCCTCGGCCACGCCGTTGAGCTGTGCAACGTGGCTCAGGTAGCCGTTAAAGATGAGTCGGGTTGTGTTGCGCATGTGATGCTCCGTGCGTGAGTGTGATCAGGTGGTGCCGTCGATCAGAAAGTCGCCAGCTGCTTTCCATCGCCGCCGGTCGCTGCCGGGCGCTGGCGGTGCTGGTGGTTGGGTTCGCCTTCGAGTTTGGTTTTCAGGGCGCTGAAATCGGCGCTCAGTTGGTCAAGCGTGGCTTTCAAAGCCTGAACACTGCGCACCTGCTCCATGGCGCTGGCGTGTTCGGCCTGCTGCTTGGCGAACGTCTGGGCCTGCTCGCCCAGGGCGGTGGCGATCTGGGTGACCGCTTCGTGCAGGTCGCTGAATTGGGCGTCATCCTTGACGGACTTGTCCTTGCTCTTGCCGATCAGGGCGAGGACGGTATCAGACAGCTTTTTCATGCCGCTGACAGGATCCTCTACCTCGTCGAATTCAAGCTGTACCTCTACCAGTTCGGAGTACATGTTCTCCGGGTTCTCTTTGCGCTGCTTGAGCGGGCTGGCGTCCGGATGCTTGGCCGAGAACTGCAACATTTCGGTGCTGAGGCTGGCCGGGGTGTCGGTCACGCCCAGGCCCATGAGATAGGCCTTGCCGGTGTCGGCGAACTTCTCGCGCACTTCAATGCTGGTGTAGACCTTCTGGCGCGCCTTGTTCATGGCGATCAGCTCGGCGGTGGGCTCGATCTGGACATACAGGCCCAGGCGCTTTTTGCCGTTGTCTTCGAACTCTTCGGCCTTGACGGCCAGCACGTCGCCGTAGGCCTTGAACGGGCTGTCGGGCAGCATGCCGCGCATGTGCTCAAGCCAGATCCGCGCGCCGTACTTGGCTGGCGAGTAGGTTTCCGCCATTTGCTCGATCCAGCTCCGCTCGATGGTGCGGCCGTCGGTGGTCATGCCTTCAGCTGCTACGCGGAACCAATTGGATTTGAACTTGCTCATGCTGTGCCCTCGGTCTGTTTGCTTTGCCTGGTCGGTTTGGCAGTGCGATGAAGGCATGGTCGGCACCCGGCGCGCGGGCGGCAATCTGGCGGGGTTGTAGGCGGTTTGGTTACAACGTGCGGGGCGAGTTAAGGGCGTGGCCGGGCTGCAACATGGCGGGCATGAATACAGCCTTGAACGCCACCAACATGGACAGCCGCCGCCTGGGGAAATTTCTCTATTGGCAGGGCTGGCGCGTCACTGAAATCGCTGAGTATGTGGGCGAAAAAGAGCCCACGGTGCACAGCTGGAAAAAGCGCGACGAATGGGACAGGGCCGATAACGTCGAGCGGATCGGTGGTGCGCTTGAGGCCCGACTTGTACAGCTGATTTTGAAGGAAGGCAAGAGCGGCGGCGACTTCAAAGAGATAGACCTTTTGCACCGCCAGCTGGAGCGCCAGGCGCGGATCCAGCGCTACCAGGACGGCGGCACGGAAACCGACCTAAACCCGAAAATTGCCAACCGCAACACCGCTGAGCGAAAGCGCAACCGCGCAACGAATACAGCGAAGAGCAAGCCGAACGCCTCATGGAAGCGTTCAGAGATTCGCTGTTCCAGTATCAGCATGACTGGTTCATGGCCCGCCATGAGCGCACCAGGGCGATTCTGAAAAGCCGGCAGATTGGGGCGACGTTCTACTTTGCCCGCGAGGCGCTAATCGACGCGATGGAAACCGGGCGCAACCAGATTTTTCTGAGTGCTTCGAAGAGTCAGGCGCACCTGTTCAAGCAGTACATTCAGGCCTTTGCCCGCGAGGCGGCAGACCTTGAGTTATCCGGGGATCCCATCGTGCTACCGAACGGGGCCCATATCTACTTTCTTGGCACCAACGCGCGCACCGCCCAGGGCTACCACGGCAATTTTTACTTTGACGAATTCTTCTGGACGTTCCGGTTTGAAGAGCTCAACAAGGTGGCCAGCGGCATGGCCATGCAGAAGCAGTACCGGAAAACCTACTTCAGCACCCCCAGTTCGATGGCGCACCAGGCGTACCCATTCTGGACAGGCGAGCGCTTCAACAAGCGGCGGGCCAAAAAGGATCGGATAGACATCGACGTGTCGCACCAGGCGCTGCAGATGGGGCGCCGGGGTGAGGATAAAATCTGGCGCCAAATCGTCACGATTCTGGATGCTGAGGCGCGCGGCTGTGACCTGTTCGACGTTGAAGAACTGCGCATGGAGTACAGCGCCGAGGCTTTCGAGAACCTGCTCATGTGCCAGTTCGTCGACGATGGCGCGAGCATCTTCCCGCTGGCCATGCTGCAGCCATGCATGGTCGATACCTGGGACGCTTGGGCAGAGGATTACAAGCCGTTTGCTGATCGCCCATTCGGTGATCGGCAGGTGTGGATTGGGTATGACCCGGCAGAGTCTGGCGACAGCGCGGGCCTAATCGTGGTCGCTCCGCCAGCGGTGCCCGGTGGCAAATTCCGGGTGCTGGAGCGCCACCAGTTCCGAGGCATGGACTTTGCCGCGCAGGCCGAGGTGATCCGCTCGATCACAAAGCGCTATTGGGTCACTTATATCGGCATCGACGCCACCGGCATGGGCTCGGGCGTGGCGCAACTGGTTAAGCAGTTCTTCCCGAACGTGACCACGTTCAGCTATTCGCCAGAGGTCAAAACCCGCCTGGTGCTCAAAGCCTATGACGTGATCAACAAAGGCCGGCTGGAATTCGACGCCGGCTGGACTGACCTTGCGCAATCGCTGATGGCGATCCGCAAAACCATGACCGCCAGCGGGCGGCAGTACACCTACACCGCCAGCCGTACCGATGACATCGGCCACGCGGATCTGGCCTGGGCGCTGTTCCATGCCCTGCAAAATGAACCCCTTGAAGGCCAGACCACGCGCAACACCGGCCGGATCGTCCTTTCTTCCTGATGGAGAACCACCCCATGGATCAGCAAGCAACCGCCGCCGCACCTTCAAAGGCGACCTGTTTCACCTTCGGCGACCCCACGCCAGTGATGGAAGGGCGCGAGATTCTGGACTTTGCCGAATGCTGGCTTAACGGCCGCTGGTATGAGCCGCCCGTCAGTTTCAACGGGCTAGCCAAGGCGTTTCGGGCGGGGATCCACCACAGCAGTGCGATCTATTTCAAGCGCAACATGCTGGCAGGCACGTTCATTCCGCATAAGTACCTCAGCCGCGAAGCGTTCGGCCGCTACGCGCTGGAAATGCTGACCTTTGGCAATGGCTACCTGGAGCGCAAAGAGTCGCGGCTTGGAACGCCGCTGACGCTCGATCCGCTGCTGTCAAAGTACATGCGCGTGGGCAGGGATCCGGGGCAGTATTTCATGGTGCACGGCTGGAAAAAGGAACACGAATTCGACGCCGGTTCGGTGTTCCACCTCATGGAACCCGACGTAAACCAGGAAATCTACGGCTTGCCGGAATACCTCAGCGCGCTGCAGGCAGCCTGGCTGAATGAAAGCGCGACACTGTTCCGCCGCAAATACTTCAACAACGGCAGCCACGCCGGGTTCATCATGTACATGACCGACGCTGCGCAGAGCGAGGATGACATCGACGCCTTGCAGGAAGCCATGCAGAACGCCAAAGGGCCGGGCAACTTCCGGAACCTGTTTGTTTACGCCCCCAATGGCAAAAAAGACGGCCTGCAGCTGATCCCGGTCAGCGAGGTGGCGGCCAAGGACGACTTTTTCAACATCAAGAATGTCACCCGTGATGACCTGCTGGCAGCGCACCGGATCCCGCCCCAGCTGATGGGCGTGGTGCCGAGCAACGCCGGCGGCTTCGGCAGCATCGCCCAGGCCGCCCAGGTGTTCGCAATCAATGAGCTGCAGCCACTGCAGCGGCGCCTGGCCCAGGTGAACGACTGGCTAGGCGAAGAGGTGGTCATGTTCAAAGACTATGAAATCCCGAACCTGGG